TGAGCATCCACGAATTGGAAAAATAGCCGCCAATATAAAATTCGAAGATAACTGGTTAAATGTATTGTGCGGGATAGAAGTTAATCCGTGGGTGTTTGACACTATGCAAGCCTCTCATATACTTGACAATCGTCCGGGCATAACGAGCGTAAAATTCCAGGGTTACGTGCGGTTTGGGGTCCTAGGATACGATGAATTCGTTCAGCCGTACTTGAAGAGCCCAGATTCAAATACACCAAACCGAATCAAGGAGTTAACCGAAGATAAAGAATCCTTCAGAAAACTTCAGATATATAATGGGATTGATAGCTTGATTGAATACCGGCTCGCTATGTTACAAATGAAAGAAATTGGATATGAATTTAAACCGCAGATTGGATACTCAAACGGGAGGCGGAGAAGTGACTGAACGTTACAAAGGCTTTATTGTTACCCTTTCCGATAATATCAGGGAGGATGACGCGAAGGCGATTATTAATGCACTGCGCATGATTAAAGGCGTAGCGGATGTTTCGCCTGTTTGCGCTAATGCTGATGATCGTATCATTCGCGCACGCGTATGGCATGAATTGACAGATAAGGTGTTTAGGGCATTAGAAAATCCGTAGGGAGGCGGAGAAGTGGGAATTGAAATTTCAAAACGAAGTGAAACTACAAGGAGTGAAGTATTTTTAAAATGAAAGTACAGGCCGCTACGATACACGCATACCAGCTTTTTCATGATGGAATACTCGCCTTGGCACGCGCCGAGCGTCAAGGAATCCGTATTGACGCGGAATATTGTGAAAGAAAAAGACGGCACATAGAAAGAAAAATCGAATATTATCAAAAGAAGCTGGAAGCAACGAAGTTATACCGGCGATGGCAGCGCATCTACGGAGCCAAGATAAACATACATAGTAATCACCAGCTAGCTAGAATCCTTTACCAAGTCCTAAAAATACAACCGCCGAAACTGACGGAGAAAAGTGAAATGGGAGCGACCGATGAGGGAGCCTTAGAGCAAATTGATATTCCTGAATTAAAAATCCTTCTTCAGATTCGCAAGTTAGCCAAGATAAAAGAAACCTACTTGGGTGCATTTATTCGGGAACGCAACGAGGACGGTTACATTCACCCGTTTTTCAACCTCCACACCGTCAGGACGTATCGCAGCAGTAGTGAGGCTCCAAATTTCCAAAACATTCCTAAACGGGATAAGGAATCTTTTCGAATTTGCCGACGTGCCTTATTCCCTCGCCCCGGCCATATGTTGGTAGGGATGGACTTTTCCGCTCTGGAAGTAATGGTAAGTTGCTGTTATCATAAGGATCCAGTGATGTTGAACTACGTTTGGGATAAGAAATCTGATATGCACCTTGACATGGCTAAACAGATATTTATGTTCGATAATTTGAGCAAGGATATCCCCGCTCATAAGTTGCTTAGGCAAGCCGCCAAGAACGGATTTGTGTTCCCTCAATTCTATGGGGATTACTATGCAAACAATGCGAAAGGCCTAGCTGACTGGGTTAAGCTACCTCAAAGCCGGTGGAAACCGGGCATGGGAATAGAACTCCCTGACGGAACCCACATTTCCGATCACCTGATAAAAAACGGCATTAAATCCTTCGACGCCTTCGTTAACCATATTAAGGTAGTGGAAAACGATTTTTGGAACAATCGTTTTAAAGTTTACAACGCTTGGCGGAAAAGCTGGGTTCAGAAATATCGCAAGCACGGGAATTTTAAAATGCTAACCGGCTTCACATGTTCTGGCGTTATGCGGAAGAATGAAATAATCAATTACCCGATTCAAGGGACCGCTTTTCATTGCCTTCTTTTCACTTTTATCCAGTTGGACAAAATCATGCGAGAAGAAAATTGGGAATCTAGATTGATTGGTCAAATACACGATGAAATCATTATGGATGTCCACCCAGATGAATTCGCGCACATAGAACAGACCACTCACCGGATAGTCCGAGAAGAACTACCAACAACGTGGAATTGGATCAACGTTCCATTGGAAATCGAGGTAGAAAACTATGGAGTGGATCGGCCTTGGGTAAAAGGATAGAGGACAGGGTTAAAAATCAATTTTAAGCCCAAATTACCCCGCTTATTCGCCAGGTTTTTAAGACCGGTACACTGGGAAGGGGTAAGTATTAAGGAGGGAAAAGGAGGCCCAAATTACCCCGCTTATTCGCCCGGTTTTTAGATCGATAAGTTGGGTAAAGGAATATGGAGGATTTTCGGGAATAAAAACCGAGGAGGTAGCGAGAATAGTGCTGACTAAGTATGAAAGGGAAACTATAATCACTTTCAACGATGAGGAACAATACGCGCACATATACACACTCAACCGAGCCTTGAAAAATAAATTGAAAAAATTGAGCAAAAAACATCCGGAGGAGTTCATTTTACTTTGCAACGATGAGGAAAGTGTTACATATAGATTTCCAAAAAATCTCGTTTCTGTGAGAGGAGTAAGAAAGCGTCCTGAAGAAAAACAAGGAACGGCGGAAAAGATGGAAATACCGAAATATACCAGAAAGAATCGTATTCCTTAACAAATTCACCAACAAGAAAAAAGAGAAAACGGAGGGAGCTAATATCAAATGGAATTAAGTGCGCTAAAAACACTTCCCTTAAAATACCGTCCAAAAACGCTTGATGAAATCGTCGGTAATGAGGATGTGGTAGAAATACTGAAAAATCTTCTAACGGGTGAGCAACCAATGCCCAGAAGCCTTCTATTTCACGGGCCAACTGGTTGCGGAAAGACAACCCTGGGAAGGATTGTAGCAGCGAAGCTTGGTGCGAAAGGCAGTGATTTAAGAGAAATTGATTCCGCAGATTTTCGCGGCATAGATACCATCCGAGACATAAGAAAGCAAAGCGCGTACAAACCATTAGAATCCCCATGCCGAGTCTGGATCCTTGACGAAGTTCATCGCTTAACAAATGATGCGCAGAGCGCACTGCTTAAAGCGCTGGAGGATACCCCTAGCCATATATATTACATACTATGCACCACGGATCCACAAAAATTATTACCGACGATCAGAGGCCGCTGTTCTCAGTTTCCTGTCAGACCTTTGACAGATCGAGAAATGAAAATGTTACTGCGGAGAGTGGTCAAATCAGAAGGAGAGTCCATATCGAAAGAAATATACGATCAGATCATCCAAGATAGCTTAGGACATCCTCGTAATGCGTTACAAACACTAACTCAGGTATTAGCGGTCGGAAAAGAGAAAAGGCTGGAGGTGGCTAAAAAGACAGCGGAAACGCAATCCAAAACGATTGAGCTTTGCCGGGCGCTGCTGGAAAGAGCCTCTTGGAAAAAAATATCCCGTATTCTGAAAGGATTGAAGGATGAAGACCCAGAGCAAATAAGAAGGGCTGTATTAGGATATTGTCAAGCCGTTTTGCTAGGCAGCGAGTCTCAGAATGATTGGGTTGCAGGAATAATGGAGGAATTCGCAGATCCGTTTTTTCAGTCAGGCTTCCCGGGACTAGTCCTGGCTTGTTATGGAGCGTTATTCGGGGAAGATTCACCTTAAATGAAATTAAGCAATTCTGTATAATAAATATAAGGAAGGGAATAGCGTGGGAAATAGCGCGAGGCTAAGTGAAGCACAGCTTTAATAAGACTATTCGCCCTACGCTTAATAAATTCAAAAGGCGGCAGCGTATAGGCACGCACCGACCTGGGCACAGGGTCGGCTCTACGAGTTCGAATCTCGTTGCCGCCTCCAAAAATAAAAAACACGGTAGAGGAGACCGCATCTTTGATGAATGCAGCGGAAGCGACATTGACTTGGAGTCGGAAATCTTTCACAAGATGGAAATAATAAATGAAAAGCGAGTAAAGAAACACGCAAAAAAATTCTGAGATAACATTGCCGAAGAAAGAGAAGGGAGGGAGCAATGTGCTTAGAAAAGTCACTTTTAAAAAATACGGCCTGGTTGAGGAAGAAGGGTTTGAACTATACAAAGGGGAAGGTCTCCTTTACCTGATCAAGAAGGGGCGAGGCAAAGTCATAGCAGTCTTTCTCCCCAATGCTAGGCCCAGGGAGATTATGCGAGAGTGTAGCAAATATCTCCGCGAGGAGAGAATTGCAGGGTTGATATAGAACGAATAAAAATCGGAAGGAGATATCCAGCAATGGATTTAAACTACGAAGAGGATGTCAAGATAGACCCAGAGGCCTTAGACGTAGAATGGCTTGGGCAGGCGGATCTAATGAGAAGATACACCAAACATTCTGCGTTGATGGAAAAAGAAGCGGATGAGGCTAAGGAACGGCTGGAGGCGGGAAAAGCCCGGATCGAGATGGAGATCAGATCGAATCCGGAAAAATACGGATTACTAAAGGTGACGGAAGCATCTGTTAGCAGCGCCGTCCTTCTCCAAAAAGAATATCAAGCTCTGGTACAAGAGCACATCAATACCAAATACGAGGCCAATGTAGCAAAAGGCGCAGTCAGAGCAATTGATCAGCGCAAAGTAGCCCTAGAAAATCTCGTGAACTTATTCGGACGGTCTTATTTCGCAGGACCGAAAACTCCCAGGGATTTATCTAGCGAATGGCTGAAAGAAAAGAAAAGAAAGGAGAGTAACACAAAGGTCAAAATTCGACGTAAGAAGGTGAGAGCACGGGAAGCGGCGGATTGATGATATCAATGCGCCCCATGTCCCAGTAAAATATTAGCTATCAGGATATTATCCAAAAACTCACAGAATAGAAGGAGGCAATCAATAATGGTAAAAAAAAGAGACAAGAGTAAGAAAAGGAGATTCAAAGGAGCGGTTAGTCGGAATGCCGCCAAACAATCTCGTGGAGCACAATACGGGCATCTCAATCTGCCAAAAGGCATAAGCGTATTTCGTGAAGAGCCAAAGACCAGAGTTAGCTTAGACATCCTGCCTTATACTGTGACGGATGCCAATCACCCCGACAGGGACGATGAATATGCAATTGCATCTCCTGGGGAGCTTTGGTACAAGCGTCCTTATTGGCTTCATCGAAATATTGGAGCGAGTAACGAATCGGTTGTTTGTCCAACTAGTGTCGGGAAACCTTGTCCTATTTGTAAGCATCGGGCACAAATGCTAAAGGATGGAGCCGATTGGAACGATGATTCAG